CAGAGGACGCAGCGCAGGACGCAGCATGGGACGCAGCATGGGCCGCAGCATGGGCCGCAGCACTGGCCGCAGCAGAGGACGCAGCACGGGACGTAGCATGGAACGCAGCACGGGCCGCAGCGCGGGACGCAGCATGGGACGCAGAGGACGCAGAGGACGCAGCGCGGGCCGCAGCATGGGCCGCAGCACTGGCCGCAGCAGAGGACGCAGCACGGGACGTAGCATGGAACGCAGCACGGGCCGCAGCGCGGGACGCAGCACGGGCCGCAGCGCGGGACGCAGCACGGGCCGCAGCGCGGGACGCAGCATGGGACGCAGAGGACGCAGCGCGGGACGCAGAACGCGAATGGCAGGCTGCCCAGATTCGTATGTATTTGGAGGACTGACCGATGACCATGCACCAAACCCTTAACCTGGAACGCATCGCCGAGGATCAAAAACGCATTTTGCGTGAATCCATCGCGATCAACGCTCGTGCACAACGCGCAATCGACCGCGCTAACGCCCATATCGAACGACTACAACGCGGAAGGATCAAAAAGGGGTGAAAAATCAAAATAACAAACCATGTGAAGGATTACTTAATGCCCATTCCCATCAAACAGGCCCAAGGCGCTCTCAATCCGCGTCAATGGACACTTGCAACCAACCGCTTGCCCAAGTTCAACCAGCGTGCTCCGTCTAACCTGGCGGCGCGTCTTGTTCTTGTGAGTGGATATGGCTACACGAATGCCGGAGCCGTGCTCAACGTTCACCGGGCGAATGTGCGGCGGGCGGTCTTGCGAATTCTTACGGCGTGGGTGGAATCACGGAAATCTTGACGTCAACTCGTCCACCTTTTACAACCGGGCCACGAATCAGGCGCAGGTCATCAATCTGGCTATCGTCCACGTAGACCTTGGCCACCTGGAGAGCGTCGATCGTGGATTTCTCATAATTGGCAAGGTCGCATTTGGCGCGGGTCGGCGGGGAAAGCGTGAGGGTAACGGCAAGCCTGCCTGTAAGCCTTAACCCGCCGATCCGCATGATCTGACATTGGCGCAAGACCTCCGCCCGGAAGTCCTTGCCTTTTTTGCCCAGGAATATCCTCGGCTTGCCAGCAACAATCCCGTGCCGCCAGTAGTGATTGGTGGAGGGTGGCCACGGCAACCCGATATTGATTTCCATCATACCTCCCGCACTTCAATATTTCCGCACGAGTGGCACTTGTAGGCCGGAACCAAGGCGGTACAATCCTCGGAAAGGTGCGGAATCTTGAATGACACTCCACCGCAGGGGCCATGGAAATGGGCGGTGGTATCCGGCATCTGGTCATAAAGCGATTGAACCTCCGCGCTCATGCTGACCAGTTCCTCCGGATCGGGTTCCAGGATCTGGGCGGAAACGCTCAACCTCTCCAGTATTTGCACCTTGTCCACTCCGAACGGGGGAGAAAGCAGCAAAACGCCCTCTTTCCCCTTGCTGGCGATAAATGTGATTTTCAGTGCGCCGTTGTCCAACTCTTCCAGCCGGACAGCCTCAATGTTATCCACAACATCATGTGTCAGCAGATTCAGTGTGTTATCCATTTATCCACACCCCCAGTAAAGTTGCTACTGTCAACGCCAGCACAGCATACCGAACCCATCGAACCGGCTTGCGTCCTTGGGAGCGGATGATCGGGAATCGAACCCCGCCCAAAGCAAGGGCGCGGGCAGCATCCTCTTGCTTTCTCGCGGCCAACTCCATCAACCGACGGCTCTGGCCACTCTCTCCCGCCCAAAACGAGATTTTCACATCCGGCTCCGTAAAAGCCCCTTTAAGCTCTTGCTCACCCATAACCTATACCTCCCATAGGGTTTTACCATCTTCGTCTCACACGAGCATTTTCCTCACCCGTCCATTGACCACCCTGCCGACAACCTTGCTAGTGGAGGGGTCATAGACGACAAGGCTGGGAATCCTCTCGGCTCCCTTGCATCCGTTCCGGCATGGCCCGGCGTAATGGGTGGCTCCGCGTTTCCCGTTCACTCGCACCGCCTGCAAAAGCATTAGGCCATTCCGGCAAGGGCAGTGAGCGGGATCGGCCTGCGCCATGTCGGCCACGGCGAAATTCAACTCCTCGCACGCCTCTTGCCCATCCTGGATCGCGATTACCAGCGCCGCATGCAAGGCCCCATTGGCCTTGTGCTGCACCATCGTCACCTCCTCGAACGGCTCATCAGGGTTTTGAGCGGGCATCGCCTGGCGCGGCGGGGTAAGGGCTTCCAGCACCTCGACGAATTGCTTCTGGATCGGCAGAAACCGGCATTCGTCCAGCAGGCGGGCAACGGCCTTGTGCCAAGTGTGGCCTGGATAGCCGCACAGTCTGCCGAAGAGGTCGGTAACGTGGTCTGCGGGGTATTCCCGCCCGAAATTGCGCTCAAGGCGCTTCAGGCCCTCCAGAAATTCCGGCTTCATCATTTCCCGCCTCCCAAAAATCGAGCATCCCGTTCGCTGGTGCCGCCAGCCTGCTGGCCCTTGATCGGGTACAGATCGGCCCAGGTATGCAGCGTGGACTGGTCAAGCACGCTTGCCGGATCGTGTCCAACCTGCCGAAGTGTGTCCAGTTTCTTTACCGCCATGCCCATCGCTCTCGGCGTGAGGGGTTTGCGGGATCGCTGCCGCATTTCGACCCACCCCTTCCAGGCTTCCTGTGGAACCCACTCAGGCAAAGCGAAGCGCATGCTTTTTTTTGACCTCGAAGAGGTTTTTTTTTCTTGAAAAGGAGATGGAGATGGAGAAGGAGAAGGGGCATTGCTGTCAGCATGCATTGAGCATTGCTCACCGCATTGCTGTCCGCAATGCTGGCAGCATGATGCGTTTTCCCTTTTCCAACGGGCACTTGCGGCAATTCTTGCTTGTGCTGAGCGTGTGCTGGCGTGCATGGCGTAGCCGTTGTGATGCGCCCAATCGTGAAGTGCCCAGGCGGTGCCCCATTGGTTCGAATGTGACGCTTCGAGAAAGCCTATTTTTTTATCAGTTACGGCAGCAAAAAACGCTCCCGGCTCACCATCCCATCCAGCCGCTTCCTCGATCTCGTCCGGCTCCATGTCGCGGAACACTCCATCCACCTTTTCACGGGCCGCGAACGCCATCAAGCGCAGGTGTGCGACCACACCCTCATAGCCAAGCGCCCGGCGCAGTCGCTTTGTCTTGGTGTGCTCGAAATAGTGGACGGAAACGCGGAAATCCGTGTTCATGGCTCAATGAGTTGGGTAATGGTCAAGACGCTCATACTCTCCTCCACGCCGCGTAGCTCACGGCAGGCACACCTCGATGGGGCTGGGCGATTCGTTCCAGTTCCTCGCGCGGCATCTCCACTAATGGCAGATCGGGCGGTTCCGGCAAAAAGTTTTCCCATCGGATGGGTTCACGCCGCTCTGGCGGACTGTTCTTGATTCGCTCACGGGTTCGGGCGCAACTGATTGCGCGGAGTTTTCCGGAGCAGACCGGTCCGCACGACTTTCGATGCCGAAAGTTGTCCTGGATTTCTCCTGGGCGCATCGTCAGTTCGCGCCCGCAGAATTCACATTGTCTGATTTTTGCCGATGCCATCTTCATCCTCCTTTGGGTCGGTTTTATTCAGGCCACAAAAGGGATTCCTTCTTGAGGCGACGCCCCCGCATGTGCTCTGTGGCCTTTTCCAGTCGCATGGCAAGATCAGAGGAAGGGCGACGCGACCTACCGGCAATGTTGTACAGGTAGCCCACTGTCGTTCCAGCGGCTTCCGCCACATCGCGGCGCTCATCCGGGGTAGTCACTTGAATCCATTTGCGCATATCCATAGATGGGAGACTACCCGAAGGAATTTTCACCGTCAAGCACAAACTTTTTGTGCATGGCGCATTGCATTCGGCGGAAAGATGATCTAAGCTTTGTCCGTGGTCAGCAGGTTCCCCCCATCCCTGCTGGTCGCAGCCCCCGGCTCGGTCTCAAACCGGTCCAGAGCCGGGGGCACCCTTGGGGGAAAGGAGGTGACTGGCGCTTACGTTGATTTGTATAAATCAACTTGGAATCCAGTCTGGGCTTGAAAACAGACAATTACATGGCTTTCGTTTTGGGTTCTGCGCACATCTGGTTGCCGCAGATGCAGAATCCAGGCCCCACCTCCGTTTCCTCCTTTCCGGGGGTGAGGGCCAAACTTTTGTTGAACCAAATTGAAGTGCGCCTCTTATCTGATTGAGGGCTGCCCACGCCAGCCGATGCGCACAGCGTGGATATTTTGCCTCCGTAGCTCAGATGGAAGAGCGGCTGCCTCGTAAGCAGCGGGTCGCGGGTTCGATTCCTGCCGGAGGCTCCATTAAGGAGGAACCATGAAAACACGACAATGCAGTGCAGAACATGCGCACGAAATCTGGCGACCGGTTACTGGGTGGGAGGGCATTTACGAGGTATCCGATCTAGGTCGCGTCAAATCCGTGCCCCGTTGGATAGTGAATACCTTGGGTGTCCGCCGGAGAGTCGGCGGTAACATCCTGCGGTCATTCGAGGCCGGTTCGGGAGGATTTGGCGTACATATGGTGGCAACCACGCTCGAACGACCACAACAGTACGCCGGGCTTGGCCAGCTTGTGCTGCGTGCGTTCGTTGGTCCTCCACCGACCGAGGACAGTGGAGCCTTCCACCTGAACGGGAACCAAAGTGATAATCGCCTGGAGAACCTGTACTGGAAGCGACGCCCGTTGATAAATTCGTGCCGGTCTCGCGGGCAGGGGCATGGGTGCTCGAAGCTGACCGAGGACAAGGTGAAAATGATTCGCACTTTCGTGCCAACGCGGCCCGGAGAATTGGCGGATTTGGCAAAGCGGCTCGGAATCCATCCCGGAACGCTTTACAACATCCGCTATGGAAGAAACTGGGGGCATGTAACATGATCTATCCCGCATGTCACGTAGACCACGACTACGAGCGGCGCAAGGGTAGCGCCAAGTGTCTGGTCTGCAACCAGCGTCTTTTGCCAAAGACAGGAAACTCCGGCTATGGGTCAGATGGAGTCTACAACGAGGATTTGACATGGAGGAAAGGGGAGACATGAAAATCGACACAAGAGCGATAACTCTGGCCCTGTTTGGCGTAATCGTCGCGGGCTTCGTCCTGATGGGCGCTGGCCTGATGATGATGGACGTCGGCCAGGAGAACTATTTCACCCTCTACGTTGCTCCCATTGGGGCGTTCGCCATGATGGTGGCGGCTGCCGCGTGGGCGCTGGTGTGGCATGGGGGGGGCAATTGATGAACCTGGAAAACCTGAAGGCGCAATCCGAAGCCGTACTGACCGTCTGCATCGGCGCCGCTATTCTCATCATCAGCATCGCCACAGCGCATTGGCTGTGGACGCATTAAAGGAAAAACCAATATGGCTGGTGAAGTGACCCCCGGCATCTATCCCGGCATTCCCGCCGAGCAGTACCACAGCGGACCCGGTACGTCACGTTCCCAATTGGAACTTGTCCGGCAATCCCCAGCGGTGTATTGGGACAGGGTGCTCAACCCCGACAAGCCGGAGGAAAAGGAAACCGACGCCATGCGCTTCGGCAGCTTGTTCCATTCGGCCACGTTGGAACCGGACACTTTGGCAGACTTCTACCGCGTGGCCCCTCAGGTGGACCGCCGCACCAAGGATGGAAAGGCGGCATGGGCGGACTTTGAGCGTGAATGCGAAGAAAACGGACTCACCGTCGTGTCCCAGGACGACCTTGATATGGCCAGGGCTATGGCCACGGCGGTGCGGAATCACCCTCGTGCATCCCGCATGTTGGCCGGTGGCGCACCGGAACAAACGATTTACTGGACCGATTCGGAGACGGGGCTTCTTTGCCGTGCTCGTCCAGATTATCTCGGGGAGCAAGCGCAGTTGTGCATCCCTGACCTAAAGAGCACAAATAGCGCCCATCCGTCTGCATTCGCCCGTTCCGTGGTCAATTTCGGCTACCACCGGCAGGAGGCGTTCTATGCCGGCGGGGTCGAGGCCGTGACCGGAGATGCGTTGCCGATGGTATTTTTGGCGGTGGAGAAGGCGCGACCATTCCAAGTGGCTCTCTACACGCTGCCGGAGGATTTTGTAGAAAAGGGCCGCCAGCAGATACGCGCCGCCCTGCGCAGATTGGCCGATTGCAAGAAAAAGGATGAGTGGCCGGGTTATCCGGAAGTGATTACCGAACTGACGATGCCCGGATGGGCGTACATGGAGGACTGACCAATGACAAACGCATCAACTACCATTTCTGCCGATCTACAGACGGCGCTCACCGAACGTGGCATTGAGCCGCACGCATGGTCTGCCCTGCAAAATCTGTATCCGGGTGCCCAGCCCGAATCCATGTTGATGGTCGTGGACTACTGCAAGGCCCGCAAGTTGGATCCACTCAAGAAGCCGGTTCACATCGTTCCCATGTACGTGGAGGACAAAAAGACCGGTGCCAAGGGCATGCGCGACGTGGTAATGCCCGGCATCTACGAATACCGGACCACGGCCTTCCGCACGGGGGATTACGCGGGACAGGATGAACCCGTGTTCGGTCCCTCCGTTGAATTTCAGGGGATCACCGTGCCCGAATGGTGCAGGATCACGGTGTACCGCATCATCCAGGGGGAAAAATGCGCATTCTCCAACACCGCCTTTTACCGCGAGGAATACGCGACAAGAGGCCGCAATGACGATCATCCGAATGCCATGTGGGCCAAGCGGTGTCATGGCCAACTCGCCAAGGTTGCCGAGGCTGGGGCGTTGCGCAAGGCGTTCCCGAACGAATTGGGCGGGGACATGACCGCAGAGGAAATGACCGGGAAGATCATTGACGTGACCGGCGAGTCTTACGCCGACGATCAGAAGCCCTCCGCAGCCGCGAAATTAAACGCGGCCCTGGATTCCGGGCGGGCCAATGAAGCCACCGAACCGCAAGACCCCGGCATTACCGTGGAGGATCTCATAAGCGATGCCGAGATGTCCATTGCCATGGCGGAGACGTCGGACGATATCAAAAAGATCGGAGAGCGCATCAAGACGTTCCCGAAAGAGGCGCGAGATGCGCTGCGTAGCGCATGGAAAAAGCGGCAGGAAACCATTGCGGCGGGGGGGAAAGAATGACCACCGAACTTGAACAACTGGCCGAGAAGGAAAAATATTACAAAGTGCTGGCGGCGAATGGTGCCGCCCCCTTCGGTCAAGGGATTTGGCACCTGCCACGGGGGGACAAGCCCGGAAAGTGGATGCCTTCTGTCAAGGGAAGGCTGAAGCCGTGCGAGAACGGCTACCACGTGGTCACCCGTGACGGGCTGATTGATTGGCTGGGACCGGAGTTGTACGAGGTAGAGGTAAGCGGCGAGGGGGTACCCAAGGATGAGCACGTACTGGTGGTGCGGAGGACCCGGTTGATTCGGCGGCTACCGGAATGGAACGAGATCACCGCCCGGCTGTTTGCCGCCGACTGCGCCGAGCGGGTCCTGCCGGTTTTTGAGAAAAGCAATCCGGGGGACGACCGTCCGCGAAAAGCCATTGAGGCGGCACGCGCTTTCGCACAGGGAGAAATCAGCGAAGAAGATTTGGCCGCCGCCAGGGACGCCGCCAGGGACGCCGCCTGGGCCGCCGCCAGGGAGGCCGCCAGGGACGCCGCCAAGGTCGCCGCCTGGGAGGCCGCCTGGGCCGCCGCCAGGGCCGCCGCCTGGGAGGCCGCCTGGGACGCCGCCTGGGACGCCGCCAGGGCCGCCGCCTGGGACGCCGCCTGGGACGCCACCTGGGCCGCCGCCTGGGCCGCCGCCTGGGACGCCGCCTGGGACGCCACCAGGGCCGCCGCCTGGGACGCCACCAGGGCCGCCACCAGGGACGCCGCCTGGGACGCCACCAGGGCCGCCACCAGGGACGCCGCCTGGGACGCCGAGCGGCAATGGCAGACGCAACGCCTGTTGTCCTGTTTGGAGGGCGGCTGATGGCCGAGAAGGAACCCTATCGCAAGATCCACCCGCGCATCCACGCGGATGCCGCGTTCCGGGCGCTGCTGGATGGGTGGAAAACGATGACGCGCAGGCCGGTGAAGCCGCAGCCAACAGGCGATTGGAAAATTCAGTGCTTGTATCTCGATACGCATGAGACCGCTGTTTGCCTGGTCCTCAAATTCAAGGGGGCGGGGTGATGCGATACGCCACCGTTTGTTCCGGTATTGAGGCCCCCTCAATGGCCTGGCGCCAGCTTGGCTGGGAACCGGTGTTTTTTTCCGAGATCGAACCATTCCCTTGCGGGGTGCTCGCCCATCATTACCCGGACGTGCCCAATCTGGGCGACATGACGCAGATCGACGGGAGCGCGTGGCGGGGGAAGATCGACCTGCTGGCCGGGGGGACTCCATGCCAGTCGTTTTCCGTGGCCGGGCTGCGCCAGTCACTGGATGACGCGCGTGGCAACCTCACCCTCAAATTTGTAGAGATCTACCATGCAACAGAAGCTGTTTGGGGTCTGTGGGAAAACGTCCCCGGCGTCCTCTCCACCCGTGACAACGCATTCGGCTGTTTCCTGGCGGGCCTTGTCGGAGCGGACATCCCCCTCGTCAGTCCACTTGAACGCGGACGGTGGCCGGGTGCGGGTATGGTTGGCGGACCCCGGGCGCGAGCAGCTTGGCGGATTCTCGACGCTCAATATTTCGGTCTGGCCCAACGACGCCAGCGTGTGTTCGTTGTCGTCGGTTCTGGACCCGACGCCGATCCCGCAGCGGTACTTTTTGAGCCCGAAGGCGTGCGCGGGAATCCTGCGCCGCGCCGAGAAGCGGGGTCGGGAGTTGCCGCCCTCACTGCGAGTGGCGTTGGAACATGTGGCGCAGACGACAACCAGGCCCAAAGCGGCCACCTGATTGCGGCGGATGTCGCGGCACCGCTTACCACCTCACCCCATGCGGATAACGAGGCCCAAGAATCCCGGCTGGTAATCATGGCCCACGGCCAAGGCGGCGCGGAAATCAGTGACGATGGGACGACCCCTACCCTCACTTGCAATCACGAAGCGCCGATCGTTGTCCATACCCTGCGCGGGGAAGGTTTTGACGCCAGCGAGGCTGGCAAGCGGTGCGGCACAAACCCGAAGCCCGGCGACCCGTGCCACCCGCTAGCCGCTGGCGCGCACCCTCCGGCGGTGGCCGCGCAAATGTCCGTCCGCCGCCTGATCCCCCGTGAGTGCGAATGGTTGCAGGGCTTTCCCGGTGGCTACACGCTGGTTCCATACCGGAACAAACCGGCTGATCGATGCCCGGACGGCCCGCGCTACAAGGCGCTGGGAAACAGTTGGGCTGTGCCATGCGGCCGGTGGATTGGGGAACGGATTGCAATGGTTGAGGGGGTGCTATGACCCACTCCATGACTGTGTTTCTGGCCCAGTACGCCACCGTGCTGCTGCTGGGGATGCAAAGCCTGAACGTGAACGGGGGGCATTACGTGCTGGCGGCAGTTACCTCTTTCGGCCTGGGCGCCGGGGGGTATTACCTGACGGCGGTGATTGCCCAGGCGGGCAACGAAGGGGTTGGCAGTGGGGTGTGGATCGCGTTTGTGGCGGCCGGGCCGTGCGGGATTGTCACCGCCATGCGCATCCATCCGTGGCTGCGGGCCCGGTTGGGAAAACCGAAGGGGGCGGTGTGTGAGCGGCGGTGTGGGTGGTGGAATTTAAGGAGGTGAGGGGCGATGGTCTACGCTGACGCCGCCACCCGCCGTTAATCACGCGGCTACGACAATTAGTTTGACCGGTAAGGAGAAAATACAATGGCAATGATTGATTACTATTTGTGTGATCTCTGCGGAGAAAAATGCTTTTACGACGCCAATGTGCGGTGGAAAAGTACCAATGTCGGAGACATCCGTGCTCTTTGCACGGAATGTGCAAAAGAGGCCCGCATTGAAGTTGTGCGTGGAAAAGGGAGGGTCCGTGATATCGGTACTGAACGTGGTGGGCATACCTATGTGCTAACGGAGCGTGCGAAGAATAAAGAGAGGATAAAATGAACGACAAGCCCGAGTGCTGGTACGACGGATCCGGCAAGTACGAACTTCACCCGGAGGGGACGGCTGCGGAGATTGACCGGCTGCGCACCGTATGCTCCGAAGCATACCAGATGGCGGGGGCACTCGATGCCCCAGTTCCCGTTCTCGATAACCTGTCGGCTGCGGCAAACGGCCGGCCACTTCCACACGAAACCTTCCTGCCCGTGGAGACGCCGGATCTGCTTGCTGAGATTGACCGGCTGCGTACAGAACTGACTGACCTGACCGCCGGAGAAGACCAGCAGCTTGGCGCCTACTATCTCGTGGACGAGAAAACGCTGCGGGAGATGGAAGAACTCCGCACAGACGCTGAGAAGTGGCGCAGGTTTTCCGAGGGGATGGAGGGAGAGGGGTGAAGCGCATCCTCCCCATCCTGTTCCTGCTCGCCGCTTGTGGGCAAGCCGATGCCCTTACGCCGCAGCCGCCGGGGGTCTACGTTGACGAAACCTATGTGACCTATTTGGCCGCGCAGTTCGCCGAGGCACAGGATTGCGCGGACCTGCCCGCGGGTGCTTTCGCGGACCTGTCCGTGGTGCAGATGCCTCCTAAGTTCCCGTGCCGGTGGTACGTCGCCGGGTGCTCAGGCGAGTACCTGCCGCCCAACACGATCCTGCTGGGCAGCCGCGTCGCGTGGAAACATGAGGTGCTTCACTATCTGCTGTACGTCAACACGGGTGACGCAGATGCTGGACACGCAAGTGATCTTTTTGGGAGGTGTGAGTGATGAGCACAAACGACAAGCCCGAGTGCTGGTACGACGGATCCGGCAAGTACGAACTTCACCCGGAGGGCACCGACGCGGAGTTGCAGGGATTTTGGAATAACGCCTGGAAGCGGACAAGAAGAAGTATCTGGAATACGACGCGCAATTTTATACTAGATGCGGGAAACACAAGAGCAAATGTGGGACGTTCCTGTTCGATGGTGGATATGCATGGCGGGGTAAGGAGTTGTGCAACTCCTGCCACGGTAATCTGCCGGAGAACCGGCACGATTGGGGAGGATAAACCATGTCCACCTTCATAAAACGCGGCTCCCGCTGGCAGGTGCGTATCCGTGACAACGGCATTTCCGCTTCCAGGACATTCGACACCAAGAGGGAATGTCTGCTGTGGGCGCGGCGGTACGAGCCTGAGAGCGCCGATCCAAAACACACCGTGCGCGATCTCCTATTCCTGTACACCGAAAAGGTGCTCTCCCACAAGCGCGAGAGCACAAGGCGGATTCAACTGCCGCAGATCAGTTGGTGGACGGCACAGATCGGCTCAATGGATATTTCCAATCTCCAACCATCTCACATCGGGGATGCATTGGATGCTCTGGAAGGCCGTAGCGGGGCCACCAAGCGACGATATGTGTCCGTTCTGTCCCATGCCCTTGAGTTCGCAGTTGTTGATCGCCAGTGGCTTTCCAGCAATCCGGCGAAGCGGCTGAACAAGAATGCCTTGGGACTGCGGGAATCAAAGGGAAGGTGCCGTTTCCTGTCAATGGAGGAGCGCGAAAGGCTGCTTGGAGCATGCCGATCCTCGCGCAACCCGCTTTTGCATGCTGCGGTTCTCGTTGCGCTTGCCACCGGAATGCGGGCGGGAGAACAGTTCGGCCTCACCTGGGACCGGGTTGATCTAAGAAGCGGAAGGCTGCGGCTGGAGGACACCAAGAACGGTGAATCTCGCGTATGCCACGTTTCCGGCCCGGCGCTGGATGCGCTGAGGGGAATCATCCGAAGATTGGATTCTCCCTACGTGTTTACCTCCGCTTCCGGTAGCGGCCCCATGGTGGTCCGCACCGCATGGGAATCGGCAGTCAACCGGGCTGGGCTGGGCGATTTCAGGTGGCACGACTTGCGCCACAGTTTTGCCAGCGAGTTGGCGATGAGCGGAGCCACGCTTGCGGAACTGGCGGAGGCCATGGGACACAAGACGCTGACAATGGTAAAGCGTTACGCACACCTGACAGAGGGGCATACATCCTCGGTGGTGCGGCGGATGCAGGAAAGGGTGTTTGGAGGATAGGTATGAGATTCATACATTGGCTATACGCAACATTTTTGGGCACCTTCTGGATTCCGTGCGAAAGGTGCAAGGTGGGATTTGGAGGGCATGAGGTAGCCCACAACTCAGCCGCAACTTACGTTGAAGGCGACGATGGACTAAAACATCTTTACATGCTGTGTCCGTGGTGTACATACGAGTTGGGAGGCGGGGTTGTGTGGCGGAAAGAAGACGGGGAGGACATCTGAATGAGCAAAGCATTGAAGCGCCCCCTCCGGCAGACCCGCTAGCTGATCTGCTTAGGCAGGGTGCCGTGGGAGGAAGAGGGGGCGCTATTGGTTAGCCGCATTCTTTTTGCGGCAAGGATCTAGATCATCAAGAGGTATCCACCAATCTGGTATGCTTGAGGCATGAGACAGGTCTGGTTGGAAATATCGGCAATCTTCTGGATCATTGTGTACGCTCTTGGCGTGGCTCTTGGTCTCCCTTGAGATCGGTGGCGATGTCTCCGGCGGCCATGGCAGTCCACCGTAGGATGTTGTAGGGGCGCGGTGCCACATCTCCCGTTCCAGTCAGCAACCTACGCCCCCAATCCGAAGTAAATAGCCTCCCGATGGTCATGTGGCGCAACAACCCACGAATCGCCGTCGGTCTCAATTCTCCAATCGCAGAAATGGTCTGTGCAGCTTCCAGGGATGTGCCAGCATCTGCCGCACCCATACGGAACATCTCATAAAGCCGGACATCCTCAAGGATTCTGCGGTCCTCCTTGGTCAACAATTGAAGTGCGCCAGAGGACCTGTATTTGTCCAGTACCCGTGTCAGGTCGGTGGCTTCTACCACCCTCAATCCGGTGCGCCCGCGTTCCGCCGCTGGCAGCACTTTCATCACATCATCCACGATGTTGTCGATCAGACCAGCCCGCACCGATTTGCTGAAGGCGCTGTTTGCCCCTTGGGTGCGCATGAGAAGCCGCAAGTCTTGGAGGCCGCGTGTATCCTGCCGATCTACCAGTTGACGTGCAAAGGCAGCATCCCGGCTTTGTTGCTCCATGGCGCGGCGTACCCCGGATCTTTCCAGTCGCTCAAACTGGCGCCCCGCATTGCGTAGCTGCATTTGATCGAACGGAGAGATCAGTAGGTTCAACGTCTGCTTGTCGAAGGTATCCAGATACTCCCCCAGCCCACGCTGCGTCCCCTTGCGCAGAATCTCTGTACGGGCCGCCTCCTGAAAGCGTCCCCACTGCTGCCCCGGCATGGCCCTCCGAAGGTTTTGCAAATTTGTGGCATTGAGTGGCTGCACCAACTGACTTGCAAGCTGTTCCGGGGTCTCCGTGCGTGCCGCATTGGTTACAATGTTTAGCTCCCGAGTATCGAATCTCTGCTTGGCCGCTGCGCGTGCCTCACGCCAAGCTCCTACGAACTCCGGATTTGTATTGCGGACATTGTCCATTGTGCGACTTAGTTCGCCGCGCATGCGCCTTGCAAGCAAGTCGGGAGCGCGTTCTCCTCCGCGTCCAGGTTGAGAAAGCTGGAAAAGCTCCGCCATAAGAGCGTTTAGCTGACCTACGCTGTCGGTTCCACCGACTTTCGGCAGGTTCGGGTCCAAAGCGATGATCTTATCCAGTATCTTATCCAGTTCGGGGGACGGATTCTCTCCGAGGCGCATCGTTCCTTGCGGCACCTCAATATTCCGTGGGACTCCTGTACGTGGATCAACTACCCGCTCTGTGATTGTGGGGCGAGCACCACGCACTCCAGCCCTTATCTGTCTGGCAACATCCTGTGCTGGAGTGATGTCTAGTCTGGGCACTTCGACGGCACGAGCGGCGGAATATAGCCCATCCACCACAGTTTTACTGTTCTGCCACCACTGCTCAACGCCCTCTTGGAGGGCCTGTCCGCCCTCCTGAAGCGATACCGGTGGCTTGGTGATGCGGCGGCGGATTTCCCTGTCCGCCTGATTCATGGCATTGGCGGCTTCGCGGATAATCTGACGACGCTCCGGACCACTCATACCGCGCATGAGATCGGAAATGAAGCCCGTCTGCTCCATCTCAGATCTGGCAACCGTCGGAACGGTCGCTCTGCTTTGGCGACCGATCAGTCGGATGATTGGATTATCCGATAGCTGATGTGGCATCAAGGGCGGTGCACCAAGCCGTTCACCTGCTTGCATGGCCTCAATCGACCCGGCAGGTACTCTGGTCAATCCGGCTCCGCGCACGGTATTCGCCATGGCTACCGCGCCTTCTCCGACAACGCCACCCGCCAAGCCTTCCGCGCCAGCGCCAAGAATTGACCGCACATTTACGTCGCCCTCTGGCTTCATCACTTGCCGCGCGGCTTCTCCGGCAGCGCCTCCCCCGGCTGGGGCCAGCATCCGAATCATCCGTCCGGCACCCCGCGTCCCGACCATGGCAGCGGTTTCCCCAGCCAGTTGTGGTACCGCGCCTGCCACGTCTGCAATGTCACCGAACAGTTCCCATACATCCGGTGTGCCAGCCGGATCCACTGGCCGCAATTGCTCGTCTGGCTTCAGGCGGAAGAACATCTGCTCGCCATACCCAGGCAGAGTAGTCAACTCTCCCTGCGGCCACCTCTTTTTGAAAATGCCACGCGCCTCATCAACGTTATCTGCCAGCATGGACATCTTGGCGCGGGTCAATGGGTTCAGGCCGGGCTGTTGCTGCTGCTGACTGGAACGGAACTGTTGGCGCTGCTCAAGGGCTTGACTGAAATCAACCTCGCCGCCGATGCGTTCCTTCTTTCGATTTTCGAGATCGGTAAAGAAGTCTGCCATCAGGGCGCCCCCAAAGACTTCAATTGCTGGCGCTGATCGCGCATGGATTCGATCAGGTCGATAACCGTTTCTTGTGGATATCCACGCTGGAGAAGGGAATTTCCAAAGGTGTTTGTGCCATCCTTCGTTTCAAGGTCAAACTCTGGAGGAAGCCCGGCTGTCATGCGATTTCGATCTTGGGATAGATACTCCAGCTTGAGTAGCGTGGATGTGGCGGCGATCAACTGCTTTTGTGATGCGCCGATGTTGGTGCGGAGGGTATCTTCCGCAATTCGTCGCTCCGTGTCCGTATATCGACCGCTTTCATCACCAGTAACCTGCTTGAGACTGCGCGAAACATTCAAAGCTAGTTCTGAACGAGCCTCAGCTACCTTCTCCGGGGTGGACCCGGATACCACGGCGGAAGTAAATTGTTCCAATGCCGGATTGATCTGACCAAGCAACCCGCCGACCGTTTCCGTTACAGCGCCGCGTACCCCAAAGGCACCGGGCGTATTCTGCGCCGAACGCAGCACACGTTCTCCAACCGCGATATCTCCGACTCCACGGCGTGCCTCTGCTCCGCTGGTCTCAATTTCCTTCTTTCCCATCCCGCCCGCTTGCCGTCCTTGCGTCACCCGCACTCTGCCGTCCGGCCCTGTTTCGATAGTCCATCCAGAGGGCGGCTTGCCGGCTTGTCCAATCGCCTGACTACGCCGCACAAAACTGGTGCCGGTCGGGCTGTTCGGGTCGAAAATCTCCTGCAACGGCCCCACCTCCTGCGGCGCATTCAACGCCGCTGCCGTTTTCAGATCCCCACCCTGTACCGCCAGCCGGGAAAGAATCGGCTGTGCAACCCCCGCCGGAGCCGGTGGACCAACCTCCGGATACAATTGCTGTCCGGCCTGCTGGTACTGCTGCCGCAACTCATCCGCTTGAGCCGCCTGCTGCTGCGCCTGCTGCAATTCAAAATCGCGCGCGGCCAATTGCGAAAGCACATTGCGCCGCTGCAAGTCCATTTGCTGCTGCTGCATCGCCATGTTCTGCTGCCGGGCAATGGCTTCTTGCAACGGCTGCCCGCCAGCGGCACCGAGCAGGAAGCGCCCTGCGGTTTGTCCGATTTGTGAAAGCAGGCCGGGCATAGCGTCCCCTCCTTAGCCGATATACATGGTGTTGGGATTGTACTGCCCAAAGCCACCGCCCTGTCCAATGGAGTTGAGAGCGCCGGGACTGGTGGGAGAAAGGCCCCCGGTTACAGGCGCGGCCCCGGCCAGCGACATCCCCCCCGTGAACGGCGCGGCGGCAAGTGTCGTGCCCTGCTGGATCAAACCAAGGGTATTGCCAACTCCGGCGGCGGTCGCTTGGTTGGCAGCCATTGCCCGGTTCTGGGCGATGTTACCGAGATTCACCCCGGCACCGTAGCCAAGATTTGCCATATCCGCAAGGCGCTGATATTTGCGCCCGGCGTAGTTGGTGGCAAGCCCCTGTCCATACTGCGCCAGAGAAGCGAGGTTCGCACCCGAAAGCAGGCCGCCGCGTGCTGCCGCGCCGGACTCGATCCCCTGCTGCCCCTGCTGCAACTGGAACTGGTATTCCGGGTCCATCGCCACGGAGGACGGATCGAAGTTCTGCATCTGGGAAAGCGCGGCAGTGCCCGCCTCCTGGTAGGGGCGAATGTATCCCTGCGCCTCTGCCGCAGCCTGATAGGCGCGTCGGCGGCCACCACCCCCGGTCAGATCAGAAAGAAATCCCATGGTTCACCTATACCCTGAATGTGAGTCCGGCCAAAGAAATCAATGTGTTTCCCGCAGCGGCATCCGGCGTCACCACGCCAGCCGCCGTTATCTCCACCTGTGCCCCATCGTCCCGAATCGTAGCGGTCGGGCGCATCCCTTCCGGCAGGGTAAAGATCGCCGTTCCCGCCGTACCCCCCTGTACCGCCCCTTCCAGTCTAACCCATCCGGCCTGTTTCACTGCAGCCACCGCCTGATAGCTTGCGTGCTGTGCCCAGCTATTCGTGTAATCGCTCGCCTCGATCGTCAGTAAATGGCGGGTCATTGCCGTTACAACGCTTGTGATCCAGTCAGCCAAGGAGCGTCCGAGTTTGCCCTGTTCGTGTGGCTGCCCCAGAACATCGGTAACGTCGCTGTGAATCATGCCTCGCCAACCTCCACGTCAAGGGTAGCGCCAATCAACACTGTTTTCACCTTATCGGCTCCGGCGATACGAAATACCCGCTGCCATGCGGAGCCAAGACGACTGAATACAACCCGGTTCTTGTACTCCCCGATCTTTCCCATGGGCCTCTGAAGTGAATTGCTCCACGTCCGGCCACCATCGTCTGACCAGTCCAGAATCACCTGCGGATCGGTATCGCTTGCATTTCCCACACCGGCTTCAAAATCCAGGGTGAGCTTGGTAAAGAACAGCCTGCGGCTTCCTTCCGTATCCGCAATGTTCGGCGTCTTGCGCTCCCACCGGATCGCCGCGCCGTTGTCCGAGTAAGCCCCCGTGTCCAGCACGTAGATCGCACCGGAGTCGTGCGCCCCCACCAGCCGCTTGCCCGCAAAGTAGGTGGCCACGTCGGCGGTGTGTCGTTTGTAGCGGCCATTCACCAAATCCCACGCAGCCCGCCGGTGCCACTGGCCGATGGTGGCGTCGTATACCCATGTCACCCCCACCGCCACGCCTTCCTCCAGCACGCTCGGGAAGGTGATCTGGTAGAACACATGCCCATCCTGCTCATAGCAAAATCCGGTGGCGTCCGCGATGCTCGCGGTGGACTGGTATTCGGCAATGGTCTTGTCCAGCGCCTCGGTGGAAATGCGATGCAATCCACCTCCGGAATTGGTTACCACGTGCACCCCGCCAATGTGGCTCTGGGCCAGCCAGAACAGGCCGCTGGCGCTATGCGCGACAGACCACTTGGCCGCACACCCCACCTCGGTGGCCTGCACGAACGAGAACGGCATGATGGGCGCACCGGAAGGACGCCATACCTCGGTTGTTTCCTCACCGATCAGGTACAGCGAATCACCATGCGCGGCGGGAGCCACCAGCGCGTCGGCATGCTGCTCCGCCGTTGCCCATGCCAGCCCGGATGCACCCACCCATGACGATACGGTTGGGCTTGTGGAACTCGCCACAAAGCGCCCCGCATAGGCAGGGTCGTCCACCACAAGCCTGCCACCGAGGAACGTGACCACGGTGGCATTCGGCATGTTGGCATCGGTGATCGGGGCCAGCGTCGTCCCATTGAAAATGTATCCCTTGGTCCCATCCGCAATGTGCAGCAACAGTCCCAGGTGATCCGCCATCGAAACCCGGCCACTGGTGGTGGTGATCGTCGTGGAATCGATCAGCGTCTTGACGCCGTTGCTGTCGATCTCGTAGAAGTCGCCACCCTCAACGGCGTACAGCTTGTCGTTCAGATGTCCAAATCCTCGAATGGCACCGGTTCCCACTGTGGTCCAACTGGTCAGGCCGGGAGAGCGGTACAGCGCCACCGGCTTCTTTCCCTGAGGGCCGCCAGCCACCACATACATATTGACCAGCGTCTGCGTATTGAGGGGCAGAGAAGCCTCCTGGTAAGCACCACCGATGATATTGAATGATTGGGGTGACATCCGTTACTCTACAAATATGGTCGTAACGACGACCTGCCCATCTCCACCGTCCCCGGCGTTATCCCCTACACCAACAGGAAGTGCTTCCGATCCGCCGCCGCCGCCGCCAGGCTGCGACCCATTTGTGGCGACAACGCCACTCTCGTTACTACTACCGGTTCCACCATTGCCACCCATTACAGACAAGCCACCAGCAGAACCGGTCCCACCCGTACCGTTTCCACCACCACCACCCCCGCCGCCCCAAAACGACGCGCCGCCAACACCTGTGGTACCCGAAGTTCCAGCACCACCGCCCCCGCCGCCCGTGAAGGAAGCTCCGCCCGGTGCTGTAGTGTTATCGCCGCCGCCGCCGCCGCCATGTCCAGCATTCGATGTAGCTGCCGCTGAAGCCCCAGGCTCACCTCCAACTCCGGCTATCGAAGTCCCGGCCACTGTCCCTGCACCACCAGCGGACAGAGCCCCACCACCGCCACCACCTGCCCCTGCTACTGACAGACTGGTACTTGCACCACCACCACCACCACCGTAGGCAGTTAGGTGCGCTCCAAACGTGGTATTCAAACCAGACGCCCCGGCAGTCCCGCCACCACCAGCGGCACCGGCCCCTCCTGCCCCAATGGTAACCGTCTCTGTCGCACTTAATGTGGATGCGTCAAATTCAACTTCAACAAAAGCTCCACCACCACCACCACCTCCTGCCTTTGCGCCACCAGCAGTCTGAATCCCTCCCCCTCCACCCCCCCCCCACGCCCGTACACGCACCATTTTAATAACCCCCCATGTGGGCTTGGTCCATGTGCCGGAGGCGGTAAATGTCTGGGTATCCACCTGCGGTGTAATGCGTGATGTGACCCGCCATTCGCTGGTGCCATCGAAAATCAGCGTCAGTGTGTCATTGTCCGCAGACAACGTAGCCGAGGTGCCGTACCTGTCAATGGTATTCGTTCCACCGCGTGTAATAGTCAGCGTGTTGGTGGCATCCGTTCGCACAATAAGGTATTCGGTGCCGCCTGCTGGGTCTGTAGGGAGTGTCAGCGTTACCGCCCCTCCGCTGGTGCCCACCAGAATCAGCCCCTGATCGTCTACAGACAACGTTGCGCTCGCTGTTAGCGTTTGCACTCCTGGTATCCGTAAATCGGCATCACGAACCACGCAGTTGTCGAACCAGGTTGTCCCCGCCGTGGTGTTGTCGTCGATGCAGCCGTACACATAAATTGCCGCGTGCCTAGCTGTGGAAGGAGGGGTTAGCGCAGACCGGTACAGCGTCCAACTTGTAGGGTTTCCGCCATTTAGATCGAATAACGTGCTGGACGAAAGAAAGCTTCCGGCAGCGGTGAAAAACCGCATTTCGGCCTTGGAGTGAACCCCAGCCACACTGCTCTTGGTTTCTACAGAAGCCAACACGGCTACGTTCTCGCTCACCGCAAACTGGTCACCGCTCGCCCAGCCCCCGCCGTTGCCGGTTCCACCGGGTGAAGTGCACTTCAGGCTTGCCGCGCCGTGCGCATTCTCGGCGGTGTCGCGGGCAATGGTCCCGTTGGTGTACGCCGTGAGCGTCCAGTTGTCCGGCGTGCCGTCGCTGTCGGAGTCGGCCTCAAATGAGCCGTTGACGACCTTGTTGTCGCTGGGGTTTACCGCGTCCTCTACCTGCGGATCGAACGGATCAATCGTATCAATCGTTACGTCGGAACTGTCCTTGATGATGATCTTGTAGTTGCCGGTGCCCCAATAAATCTGTTCCTCTCCCCGCGAGTCCAGAATGATCGGGTTTGCGTGGGGAGTGGCGGCGGCGGAATCCTTGTAGGTCGCCTTCAGATCGGTGGTGCCCGGAGCGTAGGTGTAAACAAGTCCGCCGACCAGCGCGTCTCCGTTGGCATCGACGGCGCGGAATACGGGGTTGGGGTGGAGCTTGGCGGTCATTTCTTCCCGGTTTTATCTTCTGGCGACGGGGAGCGGGTCATGGCACGCAACCCCTCAACCTCTTTCCGAAGTGCCTCGTTGTCCACGGATAAGCGCATGTTCGTGAGCACAAGATCACCAATATAACGGCGGATGCTGTCGTTAAATTCTTCGTCCATGTTATGTTCCTATCAGTCCGTGACCTGCGGTGCCGTGCAAATCATCAATCAGTGCCTTTACGCGCTCCGCAAGCTGCGGTAGCGTAACGGTTGCCGTGTTGAATGTTGTGCGGGTGGCGGTGCCTGTGGCTGTGGCCCATCCGGTTATACGGCTTTTAACCACCTGCGTACCACCGATTTGTAAGACTCCAGTCAGGTTTGTTATTGCAGCAGCGATTGAAATGGTTCCTTGACCAATAGTTCCAGACCCTCCTGATGCGCTGATCCTTGAATCATAATCAATGTTGTTCCCAGAAGAATGGAAATCAATATGAGGGGAATTGGCCGCACCAAGTGACCCGATTTCAATACCAAATCCGCTTGAGTATGCAGTGAACGCACCAGGTTTGATATCAATTGACACTGATCCAGATGCAAAAGACAATACTGACCCTGTGACACTGGTGGTAATGCTGATCGCATTTGTGATGGAAGTAGTCTGCGCAACCTTAATCGCAGTCCCGTCTGTGCCGATGGTAGTTCCAGTACCGCCTAATGGTCCAATATTTATCCCCGTCTTTATATCAATTGTTGCACTGTTAAGATTGTATAAGGCGATTCCAATATCTTGGGATGATCCTCTAACATCACCCCCCATTGCAACCTGGATTCCGGTTCTGTAAAGGGTAGACGCTCCGGTGCTTACAACTGTATTGAATTCTGCCGCCGTAGCGTTAAGTGTGTTGGTACATCCGCTATTTAAACCGCAATACCCGTTTATACCAAAATAAGCCCCCTTTTCGGTGCCCGGCCCACCGCCATCCCCTGTAGATGAAAGCACTTGGCCGATAGTGGCTGCATAATTTCTATCTGAATTTGCGGAATTAGTTGCCCCAGATTGGATCAGCCTCCCCATCAATGCGTGCCGACCGCCTTTTGTGTTGGAATCCCCAAACCGCAGATCAACCATCAACGCATTAGCTTTAGACCCGCCACCTGCGGTAGCGTCAGCTACGTCATTATCCACTTTGAAATGGTTGTACATGATCTCTTGCGGAGTTGTTCCTGACAAGGTATTTCCGCCGAGAACGTATACCCCAATACCCCGAATATCTCTATCCGAGCCTGAGTCTCCAACACCCCCACCCATCAAATAATAATGTCTACCTGTGTCGGTAATCGTACCTGCCCCAGAAGCATAAATCCGTGCTCCTGGAGCATAAACAAACCTAGCAGTTCCAGTAATTGTCAGCGATGTTGTAATAGCGTAATCGCCGCCATTATGATCGTTAGGGACAAATATTTCTGACCCTGAAGCAGCCGTAATTGCAGCACTAATAGGGGCGGCGTTGTCGGTAGTTCCGGCGTCTCCAACAGCCCCAAACCATCGAATATTTATTCTCTCCCCTCCAAATGTCCCTGCCGTCGTCCCGGTCCCGGTGAAGATTTGCCGATGAATATCCCCCACCGGTGCACTGTTCAGCGTCACCGTCACCCCTGGCGAGCGGTTGATCACACCCGAACCAATGAAATCCAGCGTCATGGTTGAGGGTACGGTTACATTAGCGGTTGCCGGAAGTGCCGTATGCACACGCAGCGTAACAGTGTTCACCCCCGCTGCCGTCACCGCCTCTTGCAGCGTGGCGTAATCGGCGGAATCCAGCACGCCGGACAGGATCGGCTCATATCCGTAGGGGCGGAAGTTGTCCACGGTCTTGACCGTCGCACCACCGGCATTTTTGTACACCAGCTTGTAAGACTGGGCCTGCCAGTAAATGACCGCCTCGCCGTTACTGTCCAGCACCACAGGGTTGGCATGGGCGGCAGCCATAGCCGCGTCGGTATACGTTGCCAGCAGGTCCGTGGTGCCCGCCGAGTAGGTCGTAATCGACCCCAGTGGGAGATCGGTTCGGAAAACCGGATTTCCTTGAAGTGCGAGGCTCATGCGGTCACTTGCTCCATCTGCCCTTGCGCCATGGCGAACGGGTAAACGGTAAGCGACCTGATCCACCCGCCAAGATTAAATGTCCCTGTGTAGGCGCAGCCGATGTATCCCGTGGTGAGCGACAAGGGCATGGACCCGGCGGTATCCGAATCCTCTTGTGCGCCATCCAAGTACAGACGGAAGTCATTGGCTCTGGCAGACACCGCGATGGTATGAAATGCATCCAGCGTAGGCGTCGTTGCGGCACTTGCAAACGTGGCCTGAGTCACCCCGTTGGATGCGATCAATGTGCGGTGGGGGCGGGCGGCGGTGTTGAGCAAATAAATGGTGATCCGGTTGGTGGCCGTCCCGAAGTCAAATACCGTCCGGGAGGTGCGCAGATCGCCGATCGGCATGTACTCCACCGCGATAGTCAACTCGTCCAGTGTGACGAGTCCCGTTGCATTATAAGACACGGCATCGGCGTTGCGGGTGCCGGTGGCCCCGCTGGTAATGATCGGCGTGGTGCACGCTTGACCGGCCTCCAATCCCACCAGCACCACCCGGATGGTCACCCCCGCAGGGATGGTAAACGTCACCACCTCCCCGCCCACAGCGGAAATACCCTCACTCAAATACCGCGCATAGGCCGTGCCGGAAATAGCGGTGGAACCCAACGCACCAAGGGCGAAGCTGGCCCCGGAACCTGTCACATGCCGCGCGATGCACTGCATGGAATGGGTGGCCGCCGATGCGGCACCCGTCACTGTCACCGTCCCCCCGCTGCCTCCACCCTGCATGTCGATCGCGTAGGTGCAGATACCGGAGTCCACCAGCGCAGCAAGGGCCGTTGCGTCGTCTACCACCGAAACACTTGCGGTGCCGGTAACGCCATACCCGGTAGTCGGGCTTCCCACCCCGGGAGCGTTGTAAACCGTCACCTTGTTGATCGCGGCGGCTTCTGTCATCAGACCGTTGGTTGTGTTGATCCGTGCCGCGCCCGAAGCAGCCTTGGTCCAGATACCAGCAGCATCCGGGTACAGGGCCTCTGTGGCACGGACGAGAGCAACGGTTCCACCCCACCCCTGCCCGTTCAGGCCATATCGAAGGTCGCGGGAGAAGGCATACCCGTTCGAGTACGGAGCGAGAGCGTTCCCATCACGGGTTCTCGCATCGACCGTGGAGGCGGTAATGGCGATTGCGTCGGTCATTTGCTCTGGTAGGCCGTAACGGTTCCCGTGTTACCGCTCCAATTCAGGCGGGTCCAGTTGAACGTGCCGGGCACCGTGAAAGCGGCACTGGCTGTATATGTCCCAATCGTTTTCCATGCGGGCGTCGCCGGGGTGGTGTGCGCATCCGGGTGATTGCTCACCTGCACCAGCACCGTGGCGGCGGCGGAAATATCCAGATCAGTGCCAAGCCCTTCGTCAGGGACCGGTTGAACGCTGCTGGTCGATGACGCAGTGGCGTCTGCATTTACCCATACGGTCGGCGGAGGATTTTTCTGATAGCTCATTCGTTCTCCATTATTTCTTCAGGTCCAGATTGAACTGGGTTTCAAATTGACTTCCATTCGCATACATGGCGTCATACACGGTCACCCGCATCTTCCACCGCTGTCCGTGCTCGCTCTCATCGGTGAATATCTGACCAAGGTTGATTTTGAACTGCTGTTTCAGAAGTCCGCCGGTAACCCCGACCGTGAACAGGGATGCATGGGTAACGCTATCCTTGTCCCGGTCGGTTTCCCCGTCCCGGTCGATTTCGCACAGAATCTTGGTGGCGGCATCCAGATCAACAGCGGTCGTTCCGATATTCATATCGAACTGGTGCCAATCGTCTGTGCCGATGCGGACGGTGACTACCGACATGGCGTTACAGTCCTCCGCTCCGGCACATAGACTACACGGCGGCGCTCAGGGATATGCCGCACTGTTCTCCGCTCGCGCAAGTAGGTAATGGTGGCATTGCATCCACTCAGAAGCGCACTGGACAGCGGCCCGCCGGACATCCAGAAGAAAATCATGCTCATGCCGGATCAATCCCAACAAGGGTTTTGGCGGTCACATCGCGCGTGACGGTCCCCGTGAAACTGGCGGTTGTATCGTCCTCCTTGTAAACCACCATCGTGGTATCTCCGACAGAAATTTTATTTCGCAAGGTTCGCAATGCCTGAAGTACCGTGCGCCCACTGGCCCCACCACCATCTGCCACCGACATGTCGCGGGTGAGAAGCGCGTCTGCAATGGCAACGATAGTCGCAGAGGGCAGGGCTACCCCGTCCGTTCCGGTATCCAGGAGGATCGCGGCCACGTCGGTCACGATCGTTGCCACATCGGAGCCCTTGATGGCGGAATCGGTTACCGTGGGCGAGCCGGTCAGATTGTTCACCAGTGCCTTGTACTGACCACGGATTTCCACGGTAGCATCCGCGCCATTTAACGTAATCGTTCCCAATTCCTCACCGCCAATAGTTACCACATCACCGGATTCCAATCCGTTCAAGGTCAGGCCGCCAGACCAATACCGGATTTCCAGTGAAATTGTCTGTCCGGCGGTCTTGTTGATCACGGGAGATGCGGCTCCAGCGATACCCGAATGGGAGCGTATGAACCGGTAATCGCCAGCCAGAGTCAGCGTTAGCGGTCCGACAATTGTGCAATTGTACAGGTGCGCCTTCTGGATTGACGCGGTGCCGAATTCGCAATCGTGGAACTCCATTTCGTTGGCTGCCGTGCCGATTCCGGACACCGACATGTCCTCGAAATGGCAATAATTTACTGATTGCCCGCCGAGCGCTATGGTGCCTCCGTGCCCTGAGAACAGGGTGCTGGTGTATGTGGAGGCAAGGGTGTAGGTGGACCCAGGAGTAACATTAATCCCGTTGAGATTTGTAGAGGCCAGAAGCGTAACAACGGCAGCGGGGGTGGATACCGGGTTTCCCGCCGTGCCATCCACCCCCACAACGGTGTTGGTGTTGGCCACGCTGTCGTCGTACCACACTTGGGCGTTGACGTAGGTATCTGCGCCGCGCGAAAAGGCCACGAAAATCTGATCAACCGCAAGCGTCGCTGTGGTCAGTCCGGACGCGGCATAGAACCGAATGCGGGCAAGGCCCTTATTCGCACCGCTCCCGGTCATGTCAACAAACATATCGTAGGAATTCACGTTGTTGGACGCGCTGGACCCGTCGAGCGTTCCGATCTGGACCCATGCCGCTGCCACCCAGTCGTAACCATACACGCCGAGCGTGTCGTTAGTGCTTGACAGATAGCCTGTCATCTGAACCGATGACGCGGCACCCGAACCGATATTGAACTCGTAATACAGATCCATCGCCCCAGCGGTGTCCGTATGTTCGTGCCGAATCCCGTCCAAGGCCGCCGTGGACGTGTAGGTGTTTGCAGATTGCGTGCCGGTGGTGAGCGTATATCCCTGCGCTGGGCGGTGAATAGCAGACCCGACGTTCGCGATGCCGGAAAGCTGCGACTGCGTGGACGGGAAGGTGTCACCTGTCAGTCCGGTGGTATCGTATTGCAATTCCAGATTGTCGGCGGCCACTGAATCGTTGCTGATCTGCGCCACATTCACGTCGGGTGCGGTGGAGTTCAGGTCGAAATCCGTCAACTGCACCTCCAGCGTCGTGTCTTGCATGCTGGCTGCGCCACGGAGGAAAAACGTGACTGAATCGGCTCCGGTTGCCAGTGCCGCATCTGGCGGGTGGAATTCATACAGGCCGGGTGCGTTGGTGGCGTCGATCTCCTTGAATCCGCCAGTCTCCCACGTCCCGAGCGTCGTAATCGTCGCCAGCGTGATCGCCGTGGCCGCTGTAGCGCCTTCCCGCATGTAATAGGCGGTAAGGCCGGCGCTGTTGTAAACCAACCCGGAAAGGCCCACGCCGGTGCTTGAATTGGTAATGAACACCCGCAGGATTTTGCTGGTGGACGCCTTGGCAATCTGCTGGAACATCAGAAGTATTCCGCCTTCACTGGCTCACCGGACGATGGGGAAGCGGCACGCTTGCGGAACTCGATCCGTGCCCGCTGTGAATCCTCCCGCAGGTCCGCCGTGCGTGGTTTCGAGAAGTATGGAGCCAGATCGTAGGCCAGCATCGCCTTCAGGCCGTGGACGAGCGTATCATCCAGTGCCTCTTTCACGAAGCCGATGTCTCCCCGCTCATAGGCATCGTCGATCATCTCATCCAGCACCAGACCGGCCAGCACGGAATCCTCGGGGGAAGCCGTGTTGCCAGCCCCGACAATTCCAAGGCGCTGGAGTGCGCCATTTTTGATGTTGGTCGCAATGGCGTCTGGGGAGGCCACTTACTTCACTTCCTTGAAATGGCTGTTTCCACGCAGCTTGATCGCCATTCGACGCCCATGTTCCCCTTCAGGGATGGTCACCGCCGGGCCGTTTTTACGAAAGGTAAAACCGAATTTGGTCACCGTTTCCGGGCCTGAAAACCCGTCGTGTGGATCGCCAATGAATTTGAATTTCCACGCCATCGGATTATCCCTTCGGTCGTCCCGGACGACGCGGCTGAATCGAGTGGGGTGCAGCCTGTGGTCCGCCCACAGAAACTTCCTTGAAGTGGCCGCAGTTGCGCAGCTTGTCGAGTACCCGCTCGTTGTTCTTATCGCCGGGAATTTCGGGAACCTCAACGGGAGGCCCGTTCTTCTTGAATGTGAATCCGAACTTGGTGATCTTGTCCGGACCATCCCCGGCGCTCGCGGAAAGCGATGTTTCCAAACGCTGGGCGCGGGTGCCTTTGTCAACGACCTTTTGCCGAAAGCTATCTTCCGGCTGTCCTACAAACTGAAAACTTGGCATGTTTCCTCCAAAAGAAGGCCCCCCGAAGGGGGCCATTCAGGTTAAGGTTACGGGGTGAGATACAGGGCGACCATCGTGATCTGTCCGGTGCCACCGGCATTGGCGGCAACGTTGAAGGTCACATCAAGGGTCGTTTCGGCGTTGAACGTCTTGGGACCGGCGGTTTGCAGTACCCCGGCGAACGGGAGAAAAATACCCGCTACCGGAAGATGTACCGAAACGTCGCCGGTAACCACGCCATGGTTGCCAAACCCATCAGGATCCGCAACCTCATCGCCATTCGCCAACCAGCCAACGTCAAAATCCAGGGTTTCAGTCCCGGTGTCGATGTCGGCGGCCTGAATCCACCCACCAATCACGGTGGCATTCGCAGGCACCTTGCAGGCGCTCCAAATGTCAGCCGCAGTGGGATTGGCCGCGATGGTGTACGTTCCATACGCGGCCTGCAAAGTGCCGCCACCCGCCCCGACGTAAGCCGGGAACGTGGAAGCCGCACGGGTTGATGCAATGTCAGCCATTTCGTTCTCCTAGTGTTATTGATATAACTGATTGATATCAGTTAACTATCAAGTATCAGCCGCCGAGGCAGAGTACAGAGTCAGGATTCCGTTGTCCTTCAGATCCGCCGTATCGGTAGCGCCGGAGCCAAACACCAGCTTATCGACACCGCGAATCTCCTGGATTCCCACGCCGTGCTGGAAGTCGAAATCATCGACATCCACGGTGGTCTTGGTGCGCTGCGCCCAAGCCAGTCCGAGGGCCTGCGCCCCGCACAGGTAGTTGGGCCGGATGACAGCCGAGGAAGCGCCGACCGCCCCGAGGGAAGCGATTTCCGGCAGTTCCTTGATAATCATCCCGTCCCACAGCAGATCGCCACTGTTGAACAACGGATTCGACATCACGTCACGCGGACGCGCTTCCCGGTTGGTCTGCGCCAGCGAAGCCTGCATGTCGCGGAACGAGTAGGTGTTGGCCCACCAGATGTACCACTCCTGCTCGCCTTCGCTGCCTTCTACCCGGATCGGCTTGATGCGCGGGTTCGCTTGGGAGGCAAACCGCTTGGCGATCGAAGCCTGGCCGGTATCGAAGATTTCCGTCGAGGCGATCACCCCGAGCGAAGCACTGTGATCTGCACCGTCGTTGTTGTCCAGCGTGTCGCCGAACATGGTGCGGTCGGCGTTGTCCACCAGCCACGCATCCTTCTGGGCCTCGGTGGCGCTGGCATGAGCAACACCGTTGATATTGCCCATGGCGGCCACCAGATCGTTCCGCAACGTGTCCATGGCCCAGGTCTTAAGCTGGGTACGGGCGGCGTCGCGCAGGGCGATCGCGGACTTCTGCTCTTCCCACGCAGTCATGGTGACCGCGTGACGAAGCACATCGACCGTGATCGCCATTGAGCGGGAATCGAGCGATTCCTCGTTCCCCTTCAGGGTGGTGTTGCCAGTTACACCGGCATTCGCCAGAGAGCGAACGGCGGCGTAGGTTACCTTGTTTCCGGGCTTCACGGTCAGGTCGGTCTTGACCTGAATCATGGCGTTTTCGTTCTTGCCCATGTACTTGTTGAAGCGGCTGGCACTCACATACTCAGTGAAGAACTTGGAGTCCCACTGTTGTGGAGTCAGTCCGGTTGCGGCGGAAGTAACGGCCATTTTTCTTTCCTATTTCTTTCTCACCCAAAATGCTTGGGCAGCGCCGCGTCCAGCGGATCGACGGGTTCACGAGCTTTCGCCATGGCCCCGCCTGGAGCCGCGTGGTCACTTAGGCTGCTCGGCAATTTGGGCGTCGGCGCAGTCTGCGCCTGTTGAGTAGTTGCCTGTTGCACTTGTGGCACCGTTTGTGTGTTTGCTCCCTGCGGAGCGACTTGTGGAGCGCCAGCAACCAACATGCCAATTCGATAAGCGAACTCACCCGGATTCGCATGCTCGCGCATCTGGCGGACAAGATCGGGGTTCACCAGCGCGGCATTCTGGAATCCGGTCATGGCATGATCGAAATCATGATATTGCGCACGGGCTTCCTCTTCGCTTTTTTCAATGGCCTGTTTTTGGAAGGCTTCAATCTGCGCCTGTAGGGGCTGCATCGCTTGCCTCACCGCGTGGTTCGGGTTTGCGACCTGTACAAGATTGCCTTCCGCGTCGTAAAGATTGAACATCTCCGGTTCGGCGGGTTGGTTTGCCTGTTGAGTCTGAATGCCGTTCTGCGGCATCGGCTGTTGAGTCCGTTGCTGCTGACCGGCTTGTGGCTGTGCCCAGATGGGCGGCGGCACATTCAGAACCTCGCGGGCGGCCTTATCCGCTTCATAGGCACGGTTTTTTTCGCGAATCCGCGCCAACTCCGCCTTCAGGGCGGAAACCTCGGAATTTTCAGATGAATCACCCTCGGCAGGCGGCGACCCTACCGGCTCTTTTTCGCCCGTTTCCGCCACCGCATCCGGTGCCACCGCTTCATTTGAAACGGCCTGTTCCGGCACGGCAGGAGTTTCAGCGGATTCCTCCGCAGGCTCCTGTGCCCCGTGTTTGGGCATGGCTGCATCCAGTGCGTCCATCTCTTCTTTTACGTCGCTCATTGCTTTTGCTCCTGTCAACGCCCGTTACAGTCGGCGACACTGAACGCCCGGTTCACCCGGCGACGGTGGGCGGACCACCACTTTGGAGTTCCGCCAAAATCTGCATTACCTTTGCGCGGTCGAGATCGGCTGAGGCGCTGGACTTATCCGCATCCTCAACAGCCTTCTCCGTCTTGGCCTCGCGTTCCTTGATCTTGGATATCGCATCCTCAATCTGGATGCGCATCTGCTGTTCCTGCTCCTGGGCGCGTTTCTGCTGTTCCTCGGGAGTCCCTTCAAGCAGCTTGATAATCTCGTCCACCTCGGGCACGCCAGACAGTTTGAGCAGCGCCTTCCCTTCCGGGGAATTGAGTTGAACCCCGGACTTGGCCAGTTCGGCGAGAGTTCCAAACTGCTCCTGCTTCAACGTGGCATAGTCAGGGGAGTCGCCGATGATGATGTCCACGTCCAACTGGGCCAAGTCGTTTTCACGCCGAACGATCTCGTCTAAACGCGGATCAGCCGCATATTCGGGTGGAAGCTGCCCACCGAACTGGCTCATCAGTTCGTCGCGCATTGTCACCGGGCGATTCAGTACGATCCATTTCGGGCTTTCCGGATTGTCGGTCACTCGAATGGCACGCTCATCTGTCCAGAACTGGTGAATGCGATTCCACGCTTTTCGGTAGGTGCGTTTCTGCCAATCGCGCAGGGCGTCAAACACCGGGCCGAGTTCCATCTGTCCGCCTTGCTGGCGGACCTGAATGGCGCGGCCACTGTCACGCTCGCCACCCTTTCCTTGCAGTGCGGCATTCGCACCCACGGCGTCGATCTCGCTCTTCGCTTCCTGGAGCAGGTTGAACTGAGAGGCCGCCATGTCATTGGTGTCGAGTACCTGAAACTGCAATCCGGGTAAGGTTTCGATCCACCCATCGGGCCGGGCAAGCTCTTTACGCGCCTTGTTTACATCCTCGACCGCCCCCTTCTCGGATTGAACCTGCCGCACGGAAAGCAAGTGCAGAGCTTTGGAGCGGCGCTTGTTGATCTCGTCCTGAATGGCGAGCAGTGGACGAACCACTCCGTATCTATGCCCTTGACGGTTGATCTTGGGGGACATGCAGATATACGGATCTTCAAGGACTCCGCTCTCGTCCCTGTATGGGCTTTCGTCCGGACCTTCCAGAATCCCGCCTCGGGTGAACACCCCACGGAAAATCCGCCCATCCTCGCGATACCAGATTTCGACCACCCGTACCCGATTGCGGTTCGTGTCGATCCATACAGTCGGCTTATCCGCGTAGGTGTCCTCGCTCTTGGCTTCTCGCCAGGTGGTTTCCAGCAAATCCTCGCTGCCCGGCCACATTCTCAATGCTTCGTCACGGTCTTTCCAGATAATCTGCCCGCGATAACGGGCGTCCTCGAAGTCCCGACGCCGTGCATATGGATCGTAGAAAAACCGATCCCACGGAATGCCGGTGATCTTGACCTCGATCGTTCCCTTGGTGGATGGTTTGGCAATGACTTCTGCAAACCCGGAACCTTCGATAATCAGGTTCTCGTTTACCTCGGAACGCACCTTGTCGAACTCGTTGTTCAGGACAACGAACCGCAGAGCTTCGGTGGCGGCGTCCGCCGCAGCCTGATCCGATGGATTGCGCGGCATGACCTTCGGCTGCGTCCGTTGCTGACGCTCCGCTCCCAGCAGGTAATCCACCTTGGGGGCAATGCGGTTGAATACGCCGTCGGGCTGACCCCGCGCCTTGAGTGTCGTCACCTCTTCCGATGTGCGCTGGATTCCGTCGTAGTAGTCTCGGTCTTTTTCCGAGCTTTTCCGCGCCGTTTCGCTGGAATCCTCGGAGTCCCTGAACCACTTGACCCACTGTTCGTGTAGAGTGGTCCGCGCAGCATGGCGGGCAGCGATCTCTTCCGGGGTTTCGTCCAGGATTTCCATTTCCTGCCCGTGCATCGCCATCAGGCCACCTTCCATGCTTCTACACCGGAATCGCTATCTCTGGCAAACGCACGATCCCACCGGTCCGGCAGGACGGCGGCTGTCTCGGCTGCCACTGCCCACGGTCGGCTCATGCAGGCATACCGAGCCTCGTCATACGCGTGGTCCTCCTGCCGGGTATCCACCTGTTCCGGATCGCGCACGTCCATGACCAGTTCTGGAACGGTGCGGATAAATCCATCGGTGCAGGTGTCGAACACGTACATCATGGGCCGATCGTCCACGCCGATGAGGCGGGAGCGAAATTCATCGTGTCCGGCCTTCCGCGCATTCGTCTTGTTGTTCTGCGACTGGGCGCGGCTGATGGGAACGCCGACGCGGGCCATCTTCTCCGCGATCGTCGGGCCATCATGGGTACTGAACATGGCGGGATCGCCAACGGTATAGCGAATGCGCTCGCTCTTGTCCTCCTCGGCCAGGATTTGCGCCGCCACCTGCTCGCTGGTCAGTTTCAATCCCGTATCGGGTTTTCCCGTCCATCCGTACCACTCCCGGTAACGGATCATGGCACCAGAAGGGTACTGCCTCCCATCCGGCAACTGCTCGCCATCGGAAATGGCCCACCAGCCGACGGAAAACGGCTTGGCACTGCCCCAGTCGATCGAGCGGAACCGCATCCAGTGAACTGGAATTTCAAAGGGATCAATGACGTGCTTTTCCCGCCGCCACATTTCAAGCGCCTGCCCGGCCATGATGTCCCAATCGCCATCACGCATGGCCCGCACCAGTTCAGGCGTGCTCAAGCCCTCCAACTTGGCGGCATAATCAGGATCGGTTTCCATCATGGTCGGATTATCGTCGAGCCGCGCCGGGATGTACTGGCGCGGCATGCCACCTTCCTCGCGTGGAGCCACATGAATTTCCATTGCAGGAGCGGCGCTCACAAACGCCCGCTTTACCCACTGGTGACCGACAGACCCTGGATTGCTCCCGCAGACAATGCGAGGCAGAAGCTCTTTGTACTCATCCGGAATCTGGAGTCCACCCAGACGAACACGGGAGCGCAGAAAGCGGTACTGGTGCTCGGTGAAGTGGGTCAACTCATCCATCAGCAGCACATGAATTTGCGCACCCTGATACTTGATGAGGTCGCCGTCGTTCTGCAAATGGCAAAGCCGCAGGCGGGAACCATTGGGAAACGTGAACTCTCCGTCCGACACCACCCACTTGACCGCCCCGGAATCAATCTGAGGACCAAGCAACTCCAAAAAATTGGAAGGCCCGCGCAGGTGGTTCGACACTAGATCGGGGTACGATTTGCGAAACAGATAAACGAGCACTCCTGGAACCAGAAGGCACCAGCGGATGGCCTCGATGCGGAGGAAGTAGCTCTTGCCTCCGCCGGCAGCGCCGCCATACAGGATTTCCCGTGCGGGGCTGTTGAAGGCCAGGGTCTGCTTTTCGTGCAGCGTTACCTGCATCAGACCTTTGTCCCCGCCACGGTGGTCAGAACGGTGAAGTTAATCTCCGCCCCGTTCTTGCCCGTCACCTCATGCCGGACGCTCTTGCGCTCCATCGACGCCAGATGCTTGAGTTCGTGGATCATGTTATCCAGCGTCATCTTCAATTCTTGGGGATTCATAGCGCCCCGGTCTTCCCCGTCATCACCCTTCGCACCAGGCAGAATCATCGTACTTCGTACTTCGGCGATCAGCTTCCGAAGCCTTCCGATCTCGTTCTTGATCCCGATCGCCTGGGCCAATTCCAGCTTGATCCCGAAGTCTTCCGGAGCATCCAGCATCCAGCCCTTGACCACCCGCCACCCGGGGATTCCATCCTTGCCGCACACGTCCTCCGGATTCTTACCATCCATGACGGCAAAGCAAATCTCGCGCCCAACTTCCTCGTCGTAGGGAATGTCAGCCTTGCGTTTTGCCATTACTCACTCTTCCGGTCCTGGGCGATGCGAAGAATGCCCCAGACAATTGAAATCCCGGCGGCGATTATCGAACCCACCAGTGAAAAGAACTCCAGAATGGGGGTGGCCGTCTGGATGAACTGCGTGATCCACGCAATGCATGCGCCCCCGATTATCCCGACACAATCCATGACCGCTTTCTGATTTGGCCCGCTCATCGACTGACGAACCGCCCCCGATTATCCCTCTCCGGCTTCCGCTTTCGCTCCAGGCGCTCCGTTTCCTTCTGGATGGCTCTCCGTACCCACATGACGATGCCGAAGGCCGCAAACAGGCAAATAATCGCTCCCACCGTCAGGATGAGAACCGCTCCGGTTACCGGTGGCATGGGTTGGCCTGTCATCACACCCCTCCCCGACAGAGTTCATCGTAGACCGCGTTGTTCCGGTTCACGTCGTCGCGCTCCGAGCCGTAGATCGGCTCATAGAACGAGCAGTAGTCATCGATCACCATCGTTCCCCTTGTATTTCTCCCGCACCCGGCGGCGTTCATCAGCATCAGCATCAAAACGATCGCGCACGTCCCTGACGGTCCCAGCCCGGTTAATCGCTTCACGGTACTGCTCATTCTCAGCCTCCGCACGTCCAGCCTCACGGTCCCGTTCACGCTCCAGGAAACCGAACCATTTCCCAAAACCATCGGCGATCGCCGACAGTAGCGTAAGGATGGAACCGAACATTACTTCGCGGCAATCGTGTCACGGGCGAACATCACCATGATCGAACCAATGGCCGACTGCACCGCAGTCACCTTGTCGATCTCACCGGTCATAAACGCACCAGCCGTGGTAATCAACGCCACCACCACCGTCCAGAACGTCTTACTCGTCGCGTTCCGCTTCAGAAACTCACTCATGACGATCCCTCTCAAAGAAACCCACCCAATGCAAACCCCACCACCATCAACCCAAAAACAGCCGCCGCCAGCGGATACAGAACCCACCCCGGAACCCACCTCGACACCGCCCGGCCACGAATGGCCAGGTACAGGTCAGAGGGATTCACGCGGAAAGACATCAGTAGCTCCAAAGCCAAGGACGGGGATGCCGACCATCGGCCTCCAGGTTGTCCAGATGCAAAAACCGGCTACCGATCTCCCCACGCTGGGCAACACCAATCCCGGCCATTCCCACCATCCCAGCAATCTCAATCAGCCGCCGGGCATGTCCGCCATACACCAGCACATCCACCGCCCTCCCAGTCGTATGCACCGCAGCACCCGCCCGCCCCCTCGCCCTCCCAATCGCCTCATCGTGGACAATGCACCGGTAAGCCGAAGTCAGCACCATGGGCCGCCCATAAATCTCCCGCACCCGCTCCAACAACGCCATGAACCCCCGATCCATTGCCACCTGCCCACACCCACAACGGCACACAAGCTCATTGCGGGTGAAGTGACGGCTGAATTCCAAGGCGTCAGACATGACTTCCTCCCAGAAGAAAAATGCTCAAAAAATTTGCAGAGCCGAGACTGGAAAACGGGGAAAAAATATGGGGGGTGGAGCACGACCGCTTCGGCAAAGAGGGGGGGCCTCGCTGCATGGGGGAACCGGGGGGGGGTGGGGGTCGAAATCAGCCGCTCTCCCATCCAGCTCTGTCCCCGTTGTGTCCCAAGCGTACTCATTGTGCCACTCAACCCCTGTGTTATCGGCCACTTAGACCCATGATACATCAGACTGCCAATCCGATGCATGGTCTGATTGCTGCGCCCCTTGGCCACTCTGGATGGACGCGCGCAGGTGCTGCCCCGAAGCGAGCGGCAAGCGGCCAGCCCACCACACCTATACCACCATTCGCGCCACAATGATGCACGCTTTGCCCCTTATTGTGCGTTACGCCCCGCAAATACTTATGTGTCTGCTGTCCCTCTACCGGCCTCGTCCCACCAGGCTTGCAGGTGGACCAGGTAGATGCGGCGTTGCACTCCCAGCCTCAGGTGGCCCAGGCGTCCGGAGTCGCACCATCGGCAGATAGTCTCCCTCGCGACACCGGCAATGCGTGCAACATCACCGGTGCGATACCATTCCAGCACTTCCAAGCCGGCCCCCTCGATCTGGCTCTCAAGCGTGACCATGACTGCTCCCCTCTTCGCTGGCGGTCTCAATGGCTCGGCGTTGTGAACTCACCATCTCGGTCATAGTACGCAGGAGCCAGACGCTATCGGTTCGGGCTGGCTTGCGTTTGAATTGCATGGACTGGCCGATGCGGATCAGTTCGGATTCAATTGCGTCTAGAACATCGGTGTGGCTGGACATGGTTCGATTTCTCCCTCTACTTGGCTATCTATTCTCCCCCTTAAGACACTCCCCCCTATAATCCCCCACTCGCCAGCCTCATGTGGACCAGGCATGGTATCGGAGCCGGGGTTGCGGCGGTCATCAAGTGGACTATCGGACAGTTCCAAAGCCAAATTTAGCCGTTGGACTAAAAGAAGCAAGGCCCTCCAGTAATCCGCTCACTGGCTAATTTGAAATAGTTAACATCCATCTCGATACCGATGAACGATCGCCCGGTATTGTGCGCCGCCACCCCTGTCGTGCCTGACCCCATAGTGAAGTCGAGGACGGTTTCACCTTCGTTGGTGTAGGTGCGGATTAGATATTCCATCAGTGTGATCGGCTTCTGTGTTGGGTGGAGACTCGTTTCCGCTTTGAATTTCTGAATTGATCGCGGGTAGTTTGTGTGGGTTTGGGTGTAGGGCTTACGGACACAGTGCCCCAAATTGTTCTTCTCAGGTTTATGAACTCGCCGATCTGAAGCCGGGATTTCTACCAGATTTTGCGGGTGATACATTGTGTGATGTGCGTTAAATACAACGATGTCTTCGTGCATTTTCAAAGGTTGTTTTTTAGCCAACTGTGGGTTGCTTGGCCGACCCTTCTCCCACACCCAGCAATACTTAAACATTGCCATATTCGACGCGATCAGCGTGGTCGTGAACGGCTGGCTTGCCGTCATTACGATCGCGCCATTCGGTTTTATCACCCGTCGCAACTGCTCCCACATCGGGGCCAGGGGTACCACAGCATCCCACTTACACGCCGTGGTTCCGTATGGCGGATCGGTCAACACCATATCCACTGACCCCGATTCGATCTCTTTCATCCGCTCGAGACAGTCGCCAAGCATCAAGTTAATCATCAGTCACTCGCCAGCCTCATGTGGACCAGTGTAGCTGCATTCGCGGCGTCGTCAACGCCGTAGAGTACCAGGCATGGTATCGGAGCCGATGGATAGGGCGAGCGCTCTTTGCAGCGGGTGGAGCGGACAATGCGTATCACTATGATCGGGCGTCCGTAGTCATCCAGCACGGTGATGTCGGGTCGGATGGAATCCATCTGGCCCCTACGCCTTGGGAGCTTCACATCTCCGCGCACGTGCCTAAACGCTTGTTTTAATGCGTGATATGCCTCTGCCTTGAGTTCGAACTCGGTCGGTTGGCGGCTGCGCAAGCTGCGGGTGTGCCTGTAGCTCATATCTTTTTTTGACATTGCCCTTGACGTCCCCTGCGTAGTCCGATAAGGTATGTAGGTGGGGCGGCAACAAGTGTAACATGTGGAGCTTTACCCTTCGGCATATGATGATGCGAGGGCGTTATTTGACGCCCTTTCCAAATACGGCGCCTGACCCCTCCCCGTGCCCCCCAGCCACATGGGGGTCACGCTTGAGGCGTTGGACACATTAACCGAAAAGGAGACCAGACCATGACACAGTGGACAGACTGCACAGGTGACGTTGTAACGGGCGACACAATCGAGTTCACCGAAGGCGTCTTCGGCGGAAGCTACCGCAAGCCGACGTACATAGGCGACCGGACCATTATCGCCCGCGTGACTGGCGACAGCTACGGTCACGACAAGCAGCAACACACGTTCTCGCTGGTCATCATATCCGCCACCGGATGCGAGCCGCTGACACCGGGCACAAAGACGCGCCGGAAGGGCCGGAACGTCTACCGCAACGGCACCATGCGCTTGGTCTGGGACGATGAGACCACACGCCCGGCGGTGGCCGACGAAAAGCACACGCGCGGCCATGCCGCACGCACACAACGCGCCATGCGCATCGCTCATTAACCGAAAAGGAGACCGACCATGTACCTGAATGACCAAAAGAACACCATCTACTTCCCCCGCACCCGGCGAAGCGGTAGAACGATTGAGCCGGTGGTGGATATCCACACCATAACCGCCGGACTACGGGTATCGCATGCCGGGGGTGAACGCACCCGTGCCATCGTGGTGGAGGAACCCAACGGTTGCGAGCGATGGATCACCGTAGACCCCGGCGAGCGGATCACCAAGGACCGCCTGCAAAAGGAAATCACCCAAAGCATCCATGACTTGCGATTGCATGGATGGGTGACCGATATAGTGGCGGCTTGTACCAAGGCCGAAGAGTTGCGCGATATACGTGTTTCGGCTGGGGAAAAGGAGACCAGACCATGGACCAAACCAAGCTAAACGAAGTCATCCGCCTGCACGCTCTATACCTCGCGAGCGATGGGGCGGAAGGTGAACGGGCGAACCTGTCTGGTGCGGACCTGCGCCGGGCGGACCTGTTCGATGCGGACCTGTCCGGGGCAATAAGGAGCTAACCCCCATGGACCTGAATGAGCTAAATGAAGTCATCCGCCTGCATGCCCTTTACCTTGCGAGCGATGGGGCGGAAGGTAAGCGGGCCGACCTGTCTGGTGCGAACCTGTCTGGTGCGAACCTGTCTGGTGCGAACCTGACCGAAGCGGACCTGCGCGGTGCGAACCTGACCGGTGCCGACCTGTCCGGTGCCGACCTGTCCGGTGCGTACCTGTCTGGTGCGTACCTGTCTGGTGCGTACCTGTCTGGTGCGTACCTGTCTGGTGTGTACCTGTCCGATGCGAACCTGCGCCGCGCGAACCTACGATGGGCCGACCTGTCTGGTGTGGACCTGACCGGTGCGAACCTGCGCCGCGCGAACCTACGATGGACCGACCTGTCTGATGCCGACCTGTCTGATGCCGACCTGTCTGATGCGGACCTGCGCCGGGCGAACCTGACCAAAGCCGACCTGTCTGATGCGAACCTGACCGAAGCGGACCTGCGCCGGGCGAACCTGCGCGGTGCGAACCTGTCTGGTGCGAACCTGTCTGGCGCGTACCTGACCGATGCGGACCTGACCGATGCGGACCTGACCGGTGCAGTAAGGAGCTAACCCAATGGACCAAAACGAGCTAAACGAAGTCGTCCGCCTACATGCCCTTTACCTTGCGAGCGATGGGGCGGAAGGTGAACGGGCGAACCTGCGCTGGGCCGACCTGTCTGATGCCGACCTGTCTGATGCGGACCTGGCCGGCGCGAACCTACGCGGCGCGTGCCTGCGCGGTGCGAACCTGACCGATGAACACAGAACTTAAAGGAGGCAGTAGGATGAGACCCAGTGAAGGAGCTATGCGGGCAGTTAGAGCTATCCACGCAGCATGCTGTGATGCCGAGCCGATGAGCGTCGACGTAGTCCACGAAGCCCGCATCATTGATCGTGAGACTGCCGCCCCTGATATGTACGACACGCTTATAAAGGCGCTGGAATACCTGCCCTACGTGTCGGAAGATGATCCGATGGCGTCGGCGCTGGTGGAACTGTGCAGAGATATCCGCGTTGCCATCGCCAAAGCGAAAGGAGACTGACCGATGAAACCGTACGAACCGACTCCGCCGACCAAACAGTATCACCTAACCACAACCCTGAGGCGGCTGCGCGAGCACCGTGCTTGCTCGGAGGGATATACCAAATTAACCGCGCACCTCGGACCCGAGTGGCCGGATGACAGGTCGATTAATCTTCTGACCATCCTCGAATCAAACGGCGTTGAGGATTGTCTGTGGTCCTTCCGGGCCGCTATTGAGGAGGCTGCACAGGTTACACGTTTAATTGCTGCGGATCTTGCAGAACACGTTCTGCATGTTTTCGAGGGTAAACATCCGGCAGATCAGCGCCCACGGATGGCTATTGATGTGGCGCGAGCCTATGTACGTGGTGAGGCCACAGAAGAAGAAATGGCCGCAGCGCGGGACGCAGCATGGGCCGCAGAGGACGCAGCGCGGGACGCAGCATGGGACGCAGCATGGGCCGCAGCATGGGCCGCAGCACTGGCCGCAGCAGAGGACGCAGCACGGGACGTAGCATGGAACGCAGCACGGGCCGCAGCGCGGGACGCAGCATGGGCCGCAGAGGACGCAGCGCGGGACGCAGCAGGGGACGCAGCATGGGCCGCAGCATGGGCCGCAGCACTGGCCGCAGCAGAGGACGCAGCACGGGACGTAGCATGGAACGCAGCACGGGCCGCAGCGCGGGACGCAGCATGGGACGCAGAG